GACGCTCGTCTGAGGCGCAGGTATGCTGATGCTGCCGACTCCCTTCTGATCAAACCGATCAGTAGGGAGGACAGTGATGTCAAAACCTTTGTTAAGGCTGAGAAGGTTAACTTTTCTGCTAAGACAGACCCTGCCCCTAGGATCATCTCACCACGTGATCCTAGATACAATTATAAGTTGGGACTCTATATAAAACCAGTGGAGGGGGCACTATATAAAGTGCTAAACAGTATGTGCGGCGGCACTACTGTGATGAAAGGACTTAATGCCGTACAGGTGGGTACGGCCATTAAGGAGGCGTGGGATAGTTTCTCACGACCCGTAGCTGTAGCTTTTGATGCTAAGCGGTTTGACCAGCACACCGGTCCCGCTGCACTCAAGTTTGAACAGAAAGTGTACAAGACGTATTTCGATGGTGGCCAACGAGAGGAGTTTGCTCGATTGCTGTCATGGCAACTGAAAACCAGGTGTAAGTCGTACCTGCCCGAGGGCAAGGTGAAGTTCGACATGAACATCAGGGCATCAGGTGACATGAACACCGGTCTCGGCACATGCCTCATAGCGTGCTCCATCGTACACTCGTTTTGCACTGAGTTCCAGATACCGTACAGATTAATCAACAATGGGGATGATTGTGTATTAGTCTGTGAAGAATCTGACTTGCCGACTGTGCAGGATAACCTGCACGAGTATTGCAAAATTGCTGGCTACTGGTTCGTCGTCGAACAACCCGTGCGTGATATCGAGAAGATTGACTTTTGTCAGTCTCGCCCGATAAACACACATAGGGGCTGGACGATGGTACGAAACTTCCCAACGAGTTTGGCAAAGGATTGCGTCTCCCTCCTGCCGCTCACCAGCCCAGTAGCCTGGGCCAAGTGGGCTGCAGACGTCGGGAGATGTGGTCAAGCGTTAAACGCCGGGGTACCGGTACTATACGAGTACTACAACTCACTTGCTCGGTCAGGCGATGGGACTTTCGGGAACCATCCATGGTCTAGTAGGACGGGGGCCAGTTTCCTAGCCAAAGGCTTGGAGACGACACGAGTGCCAATTACACCAGAGGCTAGAGTTAGTTTCTGGGAGGCATTTGGGTGGTCACCGCAATACCAGATTGATGTCGAAGCCGAACTTAGACGACAAACGTTCGACTTTGGGCAGGACCGTGAGGGATATACTCTAAATTTACCAACACCACACGCCTCACACTACACGTCAAACCCACTATTTGATTTCCACTAATATTTTTCTTTAAACACGCAACACCATCCCACCAAGTGTCAGTGCTGACACACAACAAAAATTCAATCGCCAACCACAATAAGCATCAGCGATGGTTCGCAAGTCCCAGTACAACACACGCCCGTCCGGCTCACAAGGCAAGAAAGTGTCCTCCAAGGGATCCAACAGGTCCAACAAGC